AAAGACAAAAGAAAACTCTGTGTTCTTATTTATTAAATCCACAATTTCATTTAAAAACAACGATGGTGCAGATATTGAACTTAACCCGAATTTTGATTGGGCTACAATGGCTAATTTTAATGCTTCGGGTATATCCTTGGGTCGCAAAGCATCGACAATAAAGGATTCTATTTTTATTTTGTTTTTTAAGGCCATCGGTGTAATATAATCTAAGGGTAAAAGGAAATGTCAAGGGCTTCTAATCAAAAAATTAATGCGGAGCTGTTTTCTCTAGAACCAACAGCATTGTTGGAGTTTTTTGTTATTTATTACGATTATGTTAATAGACCCGACGATAAACTTTATGTTCATGGAGGAACCAACAACATAAATGGCTCTGTTTATTGGCAAGGTGTTGAGTATCTGCCATTTCCAATACAAAGCTCGGGATTTGAAAGTAAAGGCGACGGGTCTTTGCCAAGGCCCAAGTTAGCTATTTCGAACCAAGACTTTTTCGTTTCTAATTTAATTAGACGCTACAATAACCTTGTTGGGGCTAAGGTCGTTAGAAAGAGAACATTTGTTAAGTTTCTCGACAATCAAAACTTTTCAGAAGGCAAAAACCCTTATGGCTCGGCTGATGCAACGGCGGGTCTTGAAGATCAAGTTTTCTTTATTTTAAGAAGGGCCAGTGAAAATAGAGCAATAGTAGAATTTGAGTTAGCTTCCCCGCTTGAATTAGATAATGTAACCTTTCCTAAACGCTCAGTAATGGCTCGCTATTGTGGGTTTCATTATCGCGGTAATGGCTGCAAATATATGGGAGTGCCAGTTGCTGATGAAAATAACATGCGCCTAAGAAGGGCTGTGGATTTTGGAGCCGGTTTAATTAGAAGATATTATACGGGAATGTCTGGCACTGTGCCAGCAAACAGTGCAGCTTTAACCTCTACCATTGCAGGAACTGCTGGGAGCGTCACTGAAAGTATAGTTTCTACTCCAACGATCAATTCTACTATTCCGACAGCAAATGAATATGTTGGATATTTTAAAGTTGATGTTGATGAAGCTGGTGTTTATGAATTTAAGATTATTTGCGAAGGAACTAATAGTGTTGGAGAAATTTTTATTAATGGATCAGTTGCGGCTAGTTTCTTTAACAATACATCCACCACATTTACAGTTCCACTGTCTGCTGGGTATCAAAGATTGTTGATCAGACATTATACCAATTCCTCTTCCCCTTCTCCAAGTTTAACGCTTCAATATAAAGCTCCACCAGTGGCGACATCAAGTTTTGCTGCAATACCATCTTCTAGATATTACTATGACCCATCAGAACAAGGAATTTTAACATCTTCTCAAAGATTTTATACATCTTCACAACTATTTTCTTGGGTCAGTTTAAACAACGATGCTTTAAATGACGGACTAAATAGAGGAAGATGGCAAAATGGTGCGGTTTATAAAGTTGGAGAATTTGTTTATGTTGAAAATCATAATATAAAAGTAGCTAAAAAAGATATAAATGCTATTCCAAATTGGACTCCATTGCTAAGGTTTTATATTTGCACTAAATCTCATACATCAACGGGATCAAAACATCCTGCATTTAACAAAGAACATTGGGCTGGAGATCAGTGTTCGAAAACAGTTGATGGCTGCAAATTAAGATTTGGTAACGAAGGTTATTTGCCGTTTGGTGGATTTCCTGGCACAGAAGAATACTCAATAAGCTCACAATAATGCAATCAATAATCGATCACGCTAAAAATTCCGATAAAGAAGTTTGTGGTTTCATTTTTATGGAAAATGGAGAATTAAAATCAGAGCCAGCAAGAAATATTGCTACGTATCAAAATGATGTGTTTGAAATTCATCCTTTAGAGATTTTAAAGTATCTCAGAAGCGGCAAATTGGTCGCAATTTATCATACTCATCCAACAACAGGAGAAGAAGAGTCCAAGTTTGATAGATTTAATTGCGAAAACTGTTGCGTACCATATTTAATCTATAGCAAAGAAACTCAAAAGTTTAATTTAGTTTTGCCAAGACAACTGCATGTAAATAAAGCGTATGTGGAGGCATTAAAAAAGCAATATGACTAATGTATACTTATACGGCGAATTGCGAAACAAATTTGGTGAAGAATTTAAATTTAATATAAATTCTCCAAAGGAGGCTTTACTTGCGATTAACTCAAACAAAAGAGGATTTTTGAATGAAGTCAAAAAACTTGCAATGCAGGGAGTACATTACAGAATTGTTGTTGATGATGCGGTAATTCAACATCCAAAAGAAATAGAAGTTCAAAAAACTCCAAGCGAAATTCATATTGTTCCAATTGTTTGGGGCGCAGGAAAAAATGGAGCGGCAATTGGAATGATTATTGTGGGAGCCGCTTTGATAGCGGCGACAGGAGGATTTGGAGCGGCTGTAGCTAAAGGAATGGCTACAGCTTTAGGTACAACCGCTCTTTCTGGAGGAGGCATGTTGGCTACGACGTTAGGAATGATTGGCGCTTCTTTAGCTGTCCAAGGCGTAATGACACTTCTTTTCCCCCAGCCTAAACCAGACTTTAATCAAGAAGTTCAAGCTGGTGGCAAATCTTATTTATTCGGCAACAAACCATCTAACACTTCTCAAGGCCAAGCTGTTCCAGTTGGTTATGGACGTTTGAAAATCGGCTCTTCTCAAATCAGTGCAGGTATTGATCACTACGCTCTGACCACGGACATTAAACAGTTGATGACTCCTGTTGACAAGCCAATTAATGATTATCTTGAACTTATTGCGGAAGACGAAGCTGAATCTGGAGGTTCAGTTATTGATAAGTTCTCAACAGAACAGGCAGTTGACATGGAGGATACTGTTACATTCTGCTCAGTTAATGTTTTAAATTCTTATATAGATATAACTACTAATAGCGCAGATAAAGTTATATCAACCCCAGTAGAAGTTGTTGTGAGAAGAAATGGAGAAATTATTTCTAACCCGGATCTGACTACGTTTGATGAAGACGTTACTTACGAATGGGAAGAATTAAGTAATAGTAGTTACAAGGGCAAAGTAAAAATAGAAAATCCATACGCAGTTAAATCAGGTCTTGCGGTTAGATCTTACCATACTCCAGATTTTATAGTTCAATCTAATTTTACTGGATTGAAAAGTAATCAAAGTGGATATTTTCAAAAATATTCTGTAGGAGATTTGGTGAAGTTTGGTCCCACACAATTTAATAATTTAAAATTTGGAACGTGGGATACTGGATATAATTATTACAGCGGTGAACTTATAAATTATCCAACGGGAAATCCTGCAAGTGGAACATATTTTCAAGCTATTGTTAATAATTTTTCTGGTCAATTGCCAACTGGCGCTGGGGCAACAATTAATTCAACATACTGGAGAAAAATTCTTCCACCAAATCTTGAATATTTATACAAATGTTTTGCTAATGTTTCTGGACACTTACCAACCACCGGAGCATTAGCAGGAGGAGCGCCGGTTGCAGAATCAACTTATTGGACTAGAGTTGAAACTCCTACTACTACAGCAGAGATGGATACTTTATTCTCTGACTATCCAGCCTACGAAGATAAAAATCAATATACTTATGTTGGTGCAATAGATAATATATACGAAGGTAAAATAAATGGAACTACAGCAAATATTGATAACTATGGGATGGAGTTTCTTGGTTATTTTTATGTGCCGACAGTTGGTGGCGATGGTAAAAGTTTCATAAAAGATGTTTTTGAAATTGGAACAGGCACTGGATTGTACGAAATTATTAAAATTGGAGACACTGGTCAATGGAGTGGTTTAGGATTTACCGGACTAGGAGGAACAGCTATACCTCCAAGAATAGGCTCAACATTTTATAAAAAACAAGTGCAAGGAACTGGAAATGGCAAAATAATGCCAGTAGGCGCATATGAATTTAAACTTGATTCTGACGATGCTTCAGATTTATATATAGATTCTACTTTGGCTAGTGCATCCTTGCTTTTGTTCCATT